GACTTACGGTTAGCAATGGAAGATGTTGCCAAAACCGTAGAGTATATGTTAGAATGTAGAAGTTGAGGGCGATTAATTGGCTATATATAATGTAGAGCTAATATTAATATGTCTCACTATTCAACTTATAAACCAAGTATTTCTTTGGGTCAAAAAAGACGTAGAGAAAGAAACAAAACATATGTTGAAAGTTTGATGACCCCGTGCATTGATTGTGGATATTTTCATCCAGCAGCGATGGATTTTCATCATTTAGACCCGTCAACCAAAACAAGTGGTGGAGTATCAGCAATGTCCCGTAGGGGATATTCTCTTGAATTGATAAAAGAAGAGATTGACAAATGTGTATGTTTATGTTCTAATTGTCATAGGATAAGACATTCCGAAGAGGGTGATTAACTCAGCGGTAGAGTTCCTCCTTTACACGGAGGCAGTCGGGGGTTCGAATCCCTCATCACCCATATAAATAACTGAAAACTGAAGACGAAAGATCACATTATACTGATGGATAACATTAAAATAAGATGCCGCTCCTGTGGTAAGGAGTTAGAGGGGCATCAGAATAAGACGGTGACTTGTGGTTGCCCAAATATGGCGACGATTCGTGGCGACAAGGTTTCGGCAGTCGATTTATCGCTGGTTGTGATGCTGAATGCATATCAGAGGGATGGAAAGAAGAACGTTCTTTCTAATGAAGATATTCTGTGGCAAGAAGAAAGACGTAGAAGAAAAGTTAGAAAATTGGACTTTGAAGTGCGATAATATTATTTAAATATGTTACTTTCTTAATATTTTCTTCAACATTGTTACGATATGAACACTTTGTTGACACTTTTGAACTATTGACTAGTATAGCTAGTAAGTATCTTGATATAGTCAAATGGATCAGCACACCTATAATAACTGGGTGAAGATCAAGGCGACCTTCGAAGAGTCTGGCAACACCGATAATATGTTCTATAAGAGAGCAGTTGAAATTGTAAATACCAGAAGAGACCCTCTGGCAAAGTTTCTTGGTGATGAAAAATGATGCACGAACAAGAGGAGTTGGTTACTCGTGAAGAAGTTCAGGAGATGATTGATGCTGCCATACGCCGTCACAATCGGAATGCTTCGATTATTAGTATGTGTGTTGGTTGGGTTGTTCTTGCACTTTTTGCTGAAGGTCTGCTTCGACTTATCGGAGTAATACCCCCTGTACTGCCATGGCTCAACATTACCCTGAATTAATTGGTATTGTTTTACTGTTGGTGTTTGCCGCCACAATGTTCTATCAGGGGACATTGATTATGACAGGCAAACGTGGATATAGGCATTCTGAACGTGAAAAAGAGAAAATGAGTAATGCTCGCAAACAAGTAGAGGATTTATTCAAAGACAAATGACCGAAGAAGACTACGAGAAGTTACAAGAAAAAGTTCAAGAATTGAGAATGCAGTATTTGTTTGAAGAACCTTGTCCTCTCTATGAGGAGATTGATGATGAATTGGAATGAATTTATTGAGTTTATTTCCAGCATCTTATATCTTTATATTGCCTGGTTAAGTGGAATTTTACTCGGATACCTCATTGGTAAAAGGGATGGGGGAGATTTCTGAACAACTACATAGAGCAATGGAGTTAATTAAATGAACAGATTCGATCAATTTACGGAAGAAGAGAAAAGAAAACTTGCAGAAGCAATTTGGCGTCGTCAAAGATGCTTTATTGCTGGTGATAAACAGTTCAATGAGTATGGAAAAATACTTGATGAAATTCTTGAAGGATTGGAATATGTTCCAGGGAGAATTATATGAAAGTAGGTCTTATCGGATTAGGTAAGATTGGCGAAAGTATTTCACGCCGTATGGTCAATAAAGGATATGAAGTCTGGGGTTATAGAAACAACTATGAAAAAGCTTGTGAACAATATGAAGCGGGTTATATCAGTGGATGTACCACTTCTCTGGAAGTGCTTGTTGAAATGATTCATAATCATAAATTTATTTCTGATAAGAAACCAGGAATTTTTATGATGTCTGTACCAACAGAAAATGTAGAGGATACATTCAATGAATTACTACGATTATGTCGTGAAGGCGATATTGTTATTAATTATGGCAATAGCAGTATTGCGGACTGTTGGGAAAGAGAAGAGTACTCTGCAAAATTGGGCATCGCATATCTTGACTGTGACATTAATCGTGATGTTTATGATATGGACGGTGGATACAACTTTATGGTTAGGGGCGGAAATACTGCAATCGCCACTTGTAAAGGCATTTTTCATACACTCGGACGGTGGGACTATACCACCAAACATTCATCTGTAATCTAATGGAACACTTGTTAGGAAAAGCACTCATTATAGTGGCAATACCTTTTGTAATCGCTACAATCTATTTCGGTTCAAAGAAGGGGCACTACTATGAATCCGAACACTATAAGGGTAATGGAACCGCACACTAGGCAAAAATTTCATTTTGCTTGGTCTTCATTTTCAAGAATATATGGTGTAGCACACGTCACCACACCAATGGTAGATTTCTGTTATGATTGGGCACTTACAGAAGAAGTAGCACCAATCGATTGTTTAAACCACGTCGATAGACACTTTAGAGAACTATGGACAAAATCACAGAATTAAAAAGAGAAAATAGGTGGCTCAAGGAAGAGATTAGGCGATTGAGACATCAGTTGTCTATGAGGGAAGAAAAGGAATGGGCACACCCAGAATCTTGTGTTCACAATACCGACCCTTGGAAAACATGGAAGTCCAACTAGGTATTCTATTTTTTATGTGTATGTTTGGTGTATTTTTATTTGTAGTTTCTATTTTAACGGACTGGTAATGGGACACTTCGCACGGTGGGCATTAGAGACACCAGTTACATTAGGATTTCTCTGTTACCTTTTAGTTGTGGTGCCTATTATGGGCATTTATCTTATCCACAAATACAACTGGCAACACTGGGAACCATTTGACAAGGGACACAAGAAGTAGTATAATTAATTCTGTTGGGAGGCAAGACCACTCAACGCAACGGGGCGTAGTATAGTGGTAGAATTCCGCTTTTGGGAAGCGGAGGTGCAAGTTCGATTCTTGCCGCCCCGATTGCCAGTTTTCCGACTGGCACTCTTGACTATATAATGTCAAACCCTTATAATATTAAGGCAAACAATACACAACAATGGCACTGACTGAAAAATTCAAGAAAGACATTAGCATCCTTCGTGCTGCTGCTAATGGCGATATTTACCTTGATGTAAAGAATCCGAAACTTTACAAAAAGGTTCGCCGCTTCTATGAAAATAATGGAGTGGTGTTTTCGGGAGATCCTCTTGATGACTATGAAATGTTGATGGAGTACATCTTCCAAGATCTTGAAACCATCGAGGTTGCTTGATGAAAGTAGTTAAAAAACCAACTGTTCTTATGGAGCAGTTTCCTTATCGTTATGTTCAGGTCGGTACTTTAGAAATTAACGGAAAACCAGATTGCCGTATTCAAAAAGTTGATTCATATACTGGTCGTTATCGAGATATGTATCTTTGCGATAACGAAATGCAACTTATGACTGCTATGGAAGACTTTAATTATACGTGCTGGTTAGATCCAGATAATGTCCCTGCCTATGTCAAGGACGATGAAGACACGGAGAGTCTCTAAAAGAACTGGTGGAGTCAATCCCCTTATGCCCGTCACGGATGGACGAAAACAGCACTGGTCGGTGAAGGATCCCCTTCAATCCCGAGAGTTTATAATTTCTCTTTAAAAAATTGTTGGTGCGGATGGGATAACTCCCGCCCAGTTTCTTGCTTCTGGTCAAAGAGCAAGTGGCGTGCATGTAAAGACCTTATGGGGAGAGTTGCATAAACTCTCCTTTTTTAGTATAATAAAAGAAAGAATTACCAATATGAAAATCGGTTTTAATTGTAGTTGTTTTGATCTATTTCATGCTGGGCACGTCACAATGCTCAAGATGGAAAGAGAAATGTGTGACTATTTAAAGGTAGCACTTCAGGTTGATCCATCTATTGATAGACCTGGTTTGAAAAATAAACCAGCACAATCAATCTATGAAAGATATGCTCAAGTGCAGGGGTGTAAATACGTTGATGAAATTCTCGTATATGATACGGAAGCAGATCTTCTCAATTTAATTAAAACTCAAACATTTCATATTCGATTTTTGAGTGAAGAGTATAAAGACATTGACTTCACTGGTAAGCAATATTGTATCGATAATGATGTTGAGATCTACTATCACAAGAGGAGACATCAGTATTCTACTACTGAACTTAGGAACAGAGTTTATGAACTTGAGAAAGCAAAAAGAGAAGAGAAAAACATCAAAGAGATACAACAATACTCTCCCGAAATTCTAGAAAAGTACGGTCAAAAATGACAATATTAGTAACAGGTGGTGCAGGTTTTATTGGTAGTAATTTCTTACATCATTTAACCTCTATCACAGAAGATAGGGTCGTTGTTATTGATAAACTTTCCTATGCATCAAATAAAAAATATATTCCTGCTAGTCCACAGTTTCATTTAGAAGAGTGTGATCTCTTTGATGAAAATCAGGTTCGATACATTTTTACAAGATTCAAACCAAGAACAGTATTTCACTTTGCTGCTGAGAGTCATGTAGACAACTCCATTAAAGATTGCAAACCATTTGTAGAAAGTAATATTATTGGAACAATCAATCTTCTGAATGCAAGTCTTGTAACCGAAGTTGAAAGATTTCAACACATCTCTACTGATGAAGTATTTGGTTCTATTCCTGAAGGATCATTTACCGAAGATACCAAGTATGATCCTAGAAATCCATATTCCGCATCAAAGGCAGCAAGTGATCATTTTGTAAATGCTTTTCATAATACGTATGGATTGCCCGTTGTAGTTACGAACTGTTCTAATAACTATGGTCCCAGACAATATCGAGAAAAGTTGATTCCTAAAATTATTACAAATCTTCTTCAAAATAGAAAGATTCCTGTATATGGTGATGGGCAACAGATTCGTGATTGGTTATATGTGCAGGATCACTGTGAAGCATTGATTGATATCTGGAGATATGGTAAGGTTGGAGAAAAATATAATATCGGTGGAGAGTGTGAAATTACCAATCTAGATTTAGTTAAAAGAATACTTTCAA